TGCGGGCCTTGCACATCGACATGTCCGGCGCGCTGGAGCAGGCCGGCTACCGGGTCACGGAAATTTTTGCGGGCGATCACAAGGTAGACGGCACCCCCTATGCCCCGCTGTCCGACGAGGCGCGCGCCGCTTTTCAGGCCAGCATCGATTACACCTACCGGCTGTTCATCTCCTCGGTCGCGACCAACCCCCCCCTCGGCCGCGCGGTGATTGCCGGAACCCAAGCCGCCGTATTCGACCCGCCCGAAGCCAAAAAAATCGGGCTGATCGACGCCATCGAAGACCCCGATACCGTGATTGCCCGTCTCGCGAACCGCTACGGCGGGCGCGCCAATCCCCAGCGGGCCGCCCCCCGCGCATCCAGGAGTTCCACCATGTCCGACGATCCCAACCGCTACCAAGCGGACGGCCCCATCATCACCCAAGCCCAACTCGACGCCGCTCGCGCCGAAGGCCGCGAATCCGGCCTCAAGGAAGGTCGCGACCGTTTATCCGCCGTGCTGAATTTGCCCGAAGCCGAAGGCCGCGAGGCGCAAGCCAAAGCCTTGGCGCTGACCACCGACCTCGATCCGGCCGCCTGCGCCGGAATCCTGAGCGCCGCTCCCAAGGCCGAGGCCGCGCAAGCTGCTCCCGCCCAGCAATCCGAATTCGCCGCGCACATGGCCGCGATCGGCAACCCGCAGATCGGACCGGACAGCGGGCAGGCCAGTCAGTCGCCAGATGCTGGGGCCAGGGCGTGGGGATACGCCTTCGCGCAGCAACAGTCCGCCTTAAAACAGTAAGGAGCCGCCGCAATGCCCAACGTATTCAACCAGGGAACGCCGCAATGGGCATTCCTGGCGTCCGAAGCCAACGACACCCGGTCGCGCACCCAAGGCGTGCTCGTGTCTGCCGCCGGAAACAATCTCAAATCGGGGACCGTGCTCGGCAAAGTCACCGCCAGCGGCAAGTACACGCTGCTCGCACCGGCAGCGGCCGACGGCAGCCAAGTCGCTGCCGCGATCTTGTGCTGGAACACCGACGCCAGCGCCGCCGACAAGCGGACCGTCGTCGTGGACCGAGACGCCGAAGTGATCGATACGTTGCTGATCTGGCCCGCCGGCATCACCGATCCGCAAAAAGCGACCGCCCTCGGCCAGTTGGCCGCGCTCGGCATCAAGCTTCGCCAAGGAGACCCGCTGTAATGCCTGACACGATCATGAATATCTTCGATGGGGACGCCTTCAGTCACGTCTCCATGACGGCGGCGGCCAACCGCATCGTGCGTGTCCCCAAAATGCTGGGTCGACTCAACCTGTTCGAAGTGGACCGGATCACCACCCCGGACGTCGCGATTTCGATGGCCAAGGGACGCTTGAACCTGATCCCGACCACCGAACGCGGTGCGCCGCTCCCGTCCGCCACGCCCGACAAGCAGCAGCTTCGAATCGTCCGAACCCCGCGCGTGGCCAAGCAATCCACGCTCTACGCTCACGAAATCGGCAATCTGCGCGCTTACGAAGATGCGGTCTACGACGTGCAGAACCGCCCGACCCGAATCGCGGTGTCCGAACTCGATCAGGTCGCCAACATCATTTTGGCCCGCCAGATCAAGTTGCAAGCGGATTTGGAGTTCACGATGGAGTATCACCGCCTCGGTGCGGTGCAAGGGAAGCTACTGGATTCGGACGGCTCCCGCGTCATCTATGACTGGTTCGCTGAACTCGGCGTCGCGCAACCCGCCGAAATCGATTTCGACCTCGACAACGCCTCGCCGGCGAAAGGCGCGCTCCGGCAAAAGTGCATCGCGCTTACCCAAGCGGTGCGCAAGGCGCTGGACGGGCTGTGGATCGACGGCTATTCCTACCTGCTCGCGTTGACAGGCGATGCGTTCTGGGGCGCGTTTACTTCGCACGTTGAGGTGGACCCAACTTACGGCGTGTTCGTCAAATCGGTCGATCAGATGAACGCCCTGCAAAACTGGGGGCTGCCCGGCCAGTCGTTTCCGTTCGCCGGCATTCGGTGGGACAACTACGCCGGGTCCACCGACAACAAAGTCGCGGTCGGGACCGACAAGGTGATTTTTATCCCCGTCAACGTCCCCGGCCTGTACCGCCTCGCGCTCGCCCCAAGCGAGTTCTTCCCGTACATCAACACCCCAGGCAAGGATTTTTACTCCCTGCTCGTGCGGGATCTTGAGCGCAACGCCTGGGTCAAGCCGGAAATCTATAGCTACCCGCTGCACTACTGCACCGCGCCCGAAGCGCTGAATCGCGGCCGGATGACCTGATGCCCGCTCCATTTTGGCAAAAAACGGTAACCGCCTTTCCCGCAAACGCGGCGCTGGTCGATCCGATCCGCCAGCGCGAACGACGCTGGCGGCGCTGATGCTCGCTATTTTTATCGAAGCCGCCGCCACCATCGCCCAAGAGCTGGGCGAGGCGGCGACCTACGCCGTGGATGAGTCGGGCGAGACGATCAGTTTGCGCGCCATCGTGCGCCGCGACGTGCAAACCCCCATCGGGGGAATGGAATCCGCTGTTCAGGCGCGCCGCACCGTCATCCAGATCGAGCGGGCAAAACTCGCGGGCCACAAGCCGGTCCGCGACGACACCGTTACCGTCGGCGCGGAAACTTGGCGGGTGCTGGCCACCGAGAGCGACGACGGTTACATGGTGCGGCTGAAGGTGGTTGAAACGACATGATCGCCGTCGAATTCGATCCGGCGCAGATCCAAGCGGTCCGCGAGCGGCTGGCGCACATCGTCAATGGCGCGGAGCGGGCGATGGCCCGCGCGCTGAACCGCACGGCGAGCAAAGCCAAGACGCTATCGAGCCGCGCGATTCGCAACGAGGTAAACCTTTCGGCGGCTTACGTCCGCGATAACCTAAAAGGCCCGGCCAACGGCGCGGCGTTCAAGGCGTTCCCCGGCAAACTCTCCGCTCGGCTCAGCACGCCGAAACGCGGCATTTTGCTGCGCAATTTCGTCACCAACTCCACCCCATCGGGTCCAGGTCGGCCCGCAACGCCGATTCGGGTTCGGGTAAAGGCCGTCGGGCCGACCGAGGTTTTGCGGAGCGGGTTTTACATCAAAACCCAAGCCAGCAACGCGATCACTCCGGCGGTCCGCAACGAGGTATTGCGCCAGCTCAATATGAAGCAAAAGCTCGATTCCGGGCCGTATACCGTGCTTCACGGGCCATCGCTGTCGCAAGTGTTCGCATCTGTGAAAGACGACATCTCTGGAGACATGAGCGGTTTGCTGGCCGTGAATTTCGAGCATGAAACCGAGTGGCTGCTCAACAAATATCCGCCGCCTGGCGATGACGGGGCGACCGAGGCATGAGCCGCGAAACGGTTTTGGCGGCTCTCGCTCAGCGGATCGGAGCGCGCCGCGCGCCGTGGCCGGAGATGGACGAAACCGACAGCGCGCCTTACACGCTGCTGATCGATGGCGCGGAGACGGTGACCCGGCGCGAGTACGGCGAGGCTTATATCGATTTGCAAGTGGAGGTTTGGCGGACGGCGAAAGCCGGTGACGACCAGCGCGCGACGGCGGCAAGCGGGACGCTGGAAACGCTGATCGCGCAGATTTACGGGACCGACCCGACGCTCGGCGGGGAATGTCTCGGGATGCGCTACGCCGAAGGCAACACGTTTTACCCGGCCGACGGAACCGACCTCGTTGGAGCAGCCGTTTCGTTCGTCCTGGAGTACGCGCGCCCCGAATAAGCAGGACGATCCGCCGCATCGTGCGGCCCGCCGAGAGGCGATTTATCCCAGTAGCTGGAGATTGCAATGGCAAAGATTTTGACAGCGCAAGCGATTTACTATGAAGCCGGCGTCACGCAATACCCGTTCGCCGCGCTGGCGAACAGCGGCGACAATAAAACGTTTGCCGACTCCCGAAAGCCTTGGTCCCAGGCAACGGGGAGCGAGGCGGTGATCGCGCCTTACGGGGTCATTACAGGCGGCGCGATCACGCCGGACGATGCGGCGGCCAACAACACGGTCGACGTCGCGGCGCTGACCGCGATGATGCCCGGCGCGACCGGCGCGAGCGCCACCACCGGCCTCCTGGCGGTCGGGGGGTCCGGCCACCTCTCAC